CTGGCCAGTCCGACCGTTAGTTCCAGACGGGCTTGGGACATCTGTATCATTGGGCCACCTGTGCTTCCTTGCGGAGCGTTGGCCATTTGTCGTATTTCGGCAAATGTCTTCCGCGCCTCCTCTACGGTCTCGATTGCGCTTCGGCGCAGCGGGCCGTACCGTAGGTACGCGATGAGGCTTGGAGCACAAAGACTCTTTGATACGTGTCCTCTCGTCCCGTCCCCTCCCAAGGCTATTGGCCCTGGGAAGGACCCTTTGACCCGCGCGCGTTTAAGTGTCTGAGCAATCAGCCACTTAATGGGCCTAGGGTGCTTGTTGGATAGCTCCTTTCTCAGGTCTTCTTTAACGGAGAAGAGATCTGACGAAAGCCCAGCTTTCTCTCGAGCACCTGCCGCCTGGGCGATCCTCACAAGGGGGACGCCACGCGCGTAGGTTTCAGTCGAGCCACGAGGTTTCCACATTTCCACCAGTTGCTCGCAGTAGACTCCTCTCTCCCCGTAGTACGATTTAGACGTATTTGGAATTAGATGAACTGATCGAAGTCTAGCCTCATAGATCTTGGTCTGGTGATAGTTCCAAAGGCCGGCTAAATCATCCCCACATATCTGGTACGATGTGTGGGGTGACCTGCTGGCGGCCCAGGAATTCAGCAAGCTTAGTATCACCCAGCTTGTTCCAAGTCCCATATGGATTCCTCGAGTCGTCACCCGTCCGTCGGGGAGGAGTTGACTACCTGCGAGTCGCGGAATACACTGTTTTTCCTCATCGGTCCACTTCTGTTCTTGGGCAATCACGTTGAGAACGCCTTGGGCTAGTTCGTGTGGGATCGTGTCAGTCGCTTTTGACAGATCCGCCGAATAGACCTTGGCGTCGTGACGGCCTCTGAGCCGAACAGACTTACCTTTCAATGTTGGCGCGTGTGCACCCATTTTCAAAAGGATGGGTACCAACCTCCGATTGAAAACGCGGGAAGCGTGCGCTAATGTTCCGGGATGTATGGAAGCAACCCGGATCTTCCCTCCCATCTCTTGGAGTGGGAGGGATTTGATCGGTAAGGGGCGACGGGACGAAGATACCTCCTCAAGTGACAGTTGAGCTGCTTTGAGGGGATCTATCTCGTCCTTGTCGTCTACGATGAGGGATTTCAGTATTTTCGCGTCGGACACCCCGGCCGACTTAATGGCTTCCTTTTGGCGCTCGACCTGTGAGAATCTTTTCTCCAGGTCTGGGTGTCCCCAAGGAAACTGTTTTGACCGGCCGGCGACAAGTTTGGGCGGAAGGATCTTGGTTTTGGCAGTGTGATTGGCAATCACTACTGCCTCTTTCAAGGTTGCTTCTGCCCCTCCGAGTCGACGTGGGTGTTCGATACTGGCGGAAAGAGAAGGTATAGGTAGGTGCCAGTCTGATTCAGGGTTTCGCAGACGTTCTCGGACAAAATCCAGGACGTCCTGCTTAACCTCTGCATCAACTGGAGGTGCTGGTTCACACCAGGACTTCTCTGCGGCTTGAACGGCCTTGTCGAAGCTTTGGTCCGTGGCGATGTAGATCGCACGGCTTAGAGTCGACGCAAGGAACAGGTTCTGCGCACAGTTCTTCTGGGCCTTGGGGTAGCTACCCAGGGGTGAGCCAACATCTTTCGAGGGATCGAGCGCAAGTGCTCTCCAGTGATTACACAACGATTTCACTACTGGGATACCCTGGTAGTAAACGGATGCGAGGAATTCGAGGAACTTACGGACGAGCTGGAGGTTCCGTTTGCCACGGAGTCCCTTCGG